ACCCGCAAACCACACTTCCCTTTAAAACGCGTAACATACATTGCCTGCGTTTAACTTTCTTTGAACTCTTGCAGAAAAATGAGAATTCGTGAGTACGATCACTCAAAATCGCCTGGCAAAAATAAAATCACCCTATAGATGCACAAAAAACGGGCAAAACTACCTGGTTCGCAAAACTGCGTCTAAAGTTAAACCGGGACCTCGCGAGCAAGGGTGAGACGATGGCGCTTTACACAATTGGTGAAGTGGCGTTGCTTTGTGATATTAATCCTGTCACGTTACGCGCGTGACGCAACATTTTTAAAAATCGACGAAGATCGTCCAGAAGCGCCGTTTTTCAAGGGTTGGATAGATGATTCGTTTACCATGTCGACGAACTTCGACGAATTTCGCCGATAAAAAGTGTCCCATACATGCCCCATTGATGCCCCATAAACAATATCAGGAATTGACACTGGTTATCCATACAGATAAAAATAACACCTGTACATAACTACAGTTACAGGAGGGTGTTATGCGTGTTGAGATCTGTATCGCTAAAGAAAAAATCACTAAAATGCCAAACGGTGCTGTGGATGCGTTAAAGGAAGAATTAACCCGACGCATCAGTAAACGTTATGACGATGTAGAGGTGATCGTAAAAGCCACCAGCAACGATGGCCTTTCTGTTACACGCACCGCAGATAAGGATTCTGCAAAAACATTTGTTCAGGAGACTCTGAAAGATACCTGGGAGTCTGCTGACGAGTGGTTTGTTCACTAATAAACACGTAAAATCGGTAACGGCTGGAAATCATTCAATACTCGTACTATCGAAAGTTTACCAGCCAACCGCAGCACGTCCTGCATACGTCGTGTCTGCGTTTTTTCTTTTTCGCTTACATTGTGTCTGGTTCTTCCGGCCACTCAATATCAGGTGCAGTTGATGTATCAACACGGTTCAGCAACACCCGATACTTCTTCCAGGCTTCCAGCAACGAGTTTTCTTCCTCCGTTGCGATCTCCAGATCTACAGCATCCTGAAGTGGCGCAATATGCTCACTGAATTCCTGGATGTAGAACTGTGTGGTGACGGTCTTCCAGCCATTCGGCTCCTGCTGTATCGAAGCATACCAGGCTATTTCAATATCGCTATGCTGCGGCAGCATTTAACCCCTTGTAATTCATCGCCATAATTGATTTAATTCACAAATAAAACTATAATATGGTGAAATTAATGAAAAAAAACACAGATGATGGGGCTAAAATTTACACACCACTTACCCTAAAGCTTTATGACTGGTGGGTTTTGGGAGTATCAAATCGGCTTGCATGGGGATGTCCTACAAAGGAACACCTTCTTCCACACTTTCTGGAACATTTAGGTAACAACCATCTGGATATTGGTGTTGGAACTGGGTTTTACCTTACTCACGTACCTGAGAGTAGTCTGATATCTTTAATGGATTTGAACGAGGCTAGCCTGAACGCGGCATCTACAAGGGCTGGGGAATCAAAAATTAAACATAAAATTAGCCATGATGTTTTTGAACCTTATCCCGCGGCGTTACATGGTCAATTTGATTCCATTTCCATGTTTTACCTTCTTCACTGCCTGCCTGGAAATATATCTACAAAAAGCTGTGTAATACGCAATGCGGCGCAGGCCTTAACTGATGATGGAACTCTATACGGAGCCACAATTCTTGGCGATGGAGTTGTGCACAATAGCTTCGGTCAAAAACTGATGCGCATTTACAATCAGAAAGGCATCTTTTCAAACACAAAAGATTCCGAAGAAGGCTTAACACATATACTCTCAGAGCATTTCGAGAATGTTAAAACCAAGGTTCAAGGTACTGTAGTAATGTTTTCCGCTTCAGGGAAAAAATAGCATCCAACCGCAGCACGTTCTTGCTTAAGACGTGCTACGGTTTCCTTTACGATTTGGGGTTGCGACTTTACCTCTATTGATAATGCATTCCGGCAGAACGTTCAAATATGAACGTACGATATTTAACTAACCGAAAAACAAAATATAGCACAGGCGAGACATTTACCATCTAAGAAAATAGTATCGTTTTTTTACAGTTAAATCAACATCACTTCCTTAAAATGAAAACAATAAATTTCAATCCTGAAACATTTTATTTCAGCTTATTATTTCCCAGTATCACATTTTATCAGGATATCCTTCTGCGAGGTTATTATGCTTCCTGTAAATAATCCCCCCCTATCCACTGGAAACGTCTCTTTTTACAGAGCTACATCAATCGACAATGTTCACAATAATTATCTCTCCGAATGGGTTGAATGGACTAAAAACAGCATTTCCGGAGAAAACAGGGAAACTGCTTTTACCCGGCTCCAATTATGTCTGGAGAACAGTGAAACATCGTTGGACTTATCTTGTTTAGGTCTCAGATCTCTACCACGATTGCCTGACAATCTTGATGAAATTAATGTAAGCAATAACCAACTATCAATGCTCCCCGAGCTACCAAGGGCATTGAAAGAGCTGAATGCAAGCAGTAATCAATTATCTGCACTTCCTGAATTACCAGTGTCGCTGGAATATATAAATGTGAGTGATAACCATTTGTTCGCACTTCCTGAATTACCTGCGTCACTAGAATATATTAATGTAAGTGACAATCACCTGTCTGTACTTCCGAGGTTACCAATGTCATTGGAATTACTTGATGCAGCCAGAAATGCTTTGGAAGTAATACCAGATTTTCCAGAAAGAGATGATCATATTATAAGAATATTCTGGCTTAATCAAAACCGGATCACGGCAATTCCGGAAAGCATACTTGGCCTCAGTTCTGATAGCGTTGTCAATCTTAGAGAAAATCAACTATCTCCCAGAATAATGCAAACTTTGTTACAACAAACCGCCCAACCGGACTACCACGGCCCACGGATTTACTTCTCCATGAGTGACGGACAACAGAATACACTCCATCGCCCCCTGGCTGATGCCGTGACAGCATGGTTCCCGGAAAACAAACAATCTGATGTATCACAGATATGGCATGCTTTTGAACATGAAGAGCACGCCAACACCTTTTCCGCGTTCCTTGACCGCCTTTCCGATACCGTCTCTGCACGCAATACCTCCGGATTCCGTGAACAGGTCGCTGCATGGCTGGAAAAACTCAGTGCCTCTGCGGAGCTTCGACAGCAGTCTTTCGCTGTTGCTGCTGATGCCACTGAGAGCTGTGAGGACCGTGTCGCGCTCACATGGAACAATCTCCGGAAAACCCTCCTGGTCCATCAGGCATCAGAAGGCCTTTTCGATAATGATACCGGCGCTCTGCTCTCCCTGGGCAGGGAAATGTTCCGCCTCGAAATTCTGGAGGACATTGCCCGGGATAAAGTCAGAACTCTCCATTTTGTGGATGAGATAGAAGTCTACCTGGCCTTCCAGACCATGCTCGCAGAGAAACTTCAGCTCTCTACTGCCGTGAAGGAAATGCGTTTCTATGGCGTGTCGGGAGTGACAGCAAATGACCTCCGCACTGCCGAAGCCATGGTCAGAAGCCGTGAAGAGAATGAATTTACGGACTGGTTCTCCCTCTGGGGACCATGGCATGCTGTACTGAAGCGTACGGAAGCTGACCGCTGGGCGCAGGCAGAAGAGCAGAAGTATGAGATGCTGGAGAATGAGTACTCTCAGAGGGTGGCTGACCGGCTGAAAGCATCAGGTCTGAGCGGTGATGCGGATGCGGAGAGGGAAGCCGGTGCACAGGTGATGCGTGAGACTGAACAGCAGATTTACCGTCAGCTGACTGACGAGGTACTGGCCCTGCGATTGCCTGAAAACGGCTCACAACTGCACCATTCATAATCACATCGCATAAACCACAGACCGGACTGACTCCGGAAAAACAGAGGCCCGCCCCCGGGCCTCCCCGGATTCATCCGTTTCCCTGTTCAGCCTGACAGCACGCCCCGGCGGCCGGATGACAGACTCCGCTTCGGTAAGCAAAGCGGTCTTCTGTGATTCCGCCAGTTGCGGCTTATTCATTACTCAACGTCAAACGCCCGAATTGAAGCCAAATCATCCAGACCGCTCAGCTCCTCTTTCATTTCACGCTGACGGCGATAAATCTCATCGTTGCGATCGACCTGCGCCTGCACCATTGCTGCCGCCAGTTCTTCCAGTTCCGGCATCGACAGTTTCACCTGCTGATTATCCGCATCACTCCACACCATATGTGTTTGTGCCGCGACAGATTTTGCCAGCATGACTACCGGGGACAGGCGGCCCAGTGAGTCGGGGCCAGCATTCCAGATACGACCGTTCCATTCAAACGTGAACGGCTTCGCCTCCTGTTCTGTGCGCCATGCTTCAATTTCCTGACGTCTGGCCTCTCTGGCCGCTTCCAGCATTTCTGGTGTCACAGTGAATGGGGCTATCTCACCCCATTTGCCGCTTTGCAGTTCCTGCCAGATTTGCTGCCCCGTCGGAGCGACATCATCAGCGGTGGCTGTGTAGGGGACTGCCTGGTCCCTGTCGTCAAAAAAAACGTCACAGTCTACTGCGCCACTTTCGGTATAACGGGGATTAATGATTTTTTTAATTTCCACGGTGCATTCCTCACGATGTGCGAATAAAAAGCCCGGGCATTGCGCCAGAGACATGTGCATCCGGCACCCCGGACAGGGCGCAATATGACCCCGGTAATGAATGCTCTGAACATCCCGTAATGAAAAATTGTGGGGATGCTATATACGTTCCGGTGGGAGTACTGGTCACTGAAATCCCCACCGGTCCCAGTCGTGAGCCTCTGTATGACCGCCCCCTGACAAGTCTGATGACTTTATCACCGTCAGCTTCTCCCTGGTACGCAGCAATAATCAGCCCGCCAATGTCAGGGTCTCCCCATCTGTTGCGGACAGAGCTCGCCACGATTCTGTAAATAATATCTTCTGTGGTTATATTTATTTTCACCCAGTCAGTCAGAAATCCAGATAAGAGCCGGTAGCGGGCGTGATAAATGGGGCCGTTAATGCCGTAAAAAGTAAGGGATTTGGCTCTGCGCCGCGGTTCCCTTGTCTCAGGGCGTGCATCAGTCCACCGGATGCTGAGCACCCCTTCAAACAGTGTGTCGGGTATGATGATGCCGTAGGGGCCAGCAACGGAATATTCACCTGGCAGCGCATTCCTTACCCAGACCAGGAAATCATCCTTAGCGTCAAAACGGATAACATCTTCATACAGAAAAGCACGCCCAAAGCCGAATGCGCCGGGTATCGCCAGACGGCCTTTTGTCCGGTCGTAAATGTCGCTCTGTGCTTCCATCGTGGCTGCACTTTTCAGCCCCAGACTATCCCGGGGACTTCTGTTGTGCCTTTTCGCCTGCTGCTGCGATTTCAGACAGATGGTTAGCCGTTTTCAGAGTGCCGGTCAGCGCAGCATCAATGTCATTTTTGGCCTGTTCTGCTGCGCGGGCATAACCTGCGGCATCCTGTGCGCTCTGTCCGGCTGCGGCTGCATTTGCTCCTGTGCTTGTCACATCTTCCGCAGTGGCCTTTCTGTCCTCAGCTGTGACGGTTGCATCCTGTCGGGCTTTCTCCGCAAAACGTTGTGCATCATCACGGGCCGTTGCGGCTGCCGCCACATCCTGCGCCGTCTGCTGTGCGTTTCCGGCTGCAGCCCCGGCACTCTGCTGCGCCTGCGCCACCATTTCCTCAAAGCGTTTGACGACATCCGGTTTCAGGTCGCCCTCATCAGGAGCAATCAGAAAGTCATTCAGCGTGCCGGGCTTTGAGTCGTCGTATACAGCAATGTCGCCAACACAGTACTCATCGCGCCAGTCCGGTTTCAGATATACGCAGTATTTCCCGGTCTGCGCTTCAAATGAATATTCACCATCAGCGCCCGTTACCACCTCAGCAACCGTCCGCATCACCACTTCTGAGGTGTTTACACAGGATTTCAGAATAATATGGCATCCGGACATGGGGATACCTGCGCCATCAGTCAGCGCACCTGATATCACTACAGACATAGTTTTTCTCGCGATAAATTAAATCAGGAAGAACCTTCCGGAGAGACGGGCCATTCAATGGCGTTGTATGAGGATTTATCAGTGATGGTGCTGAAATCCATCGCCTGCAGCGATTTCGCGTAAATACGACAGGCTTTCAGCTTTTCTCGCTGATTAACCCCAGCAGCAGGTCTTCTTCCCATTCCCCTGTCCGGGCACTGACCTGAGCCAGAAGGGCATCACGCTCATCTTCCGCTTTGAGTCTGTAGTCAAAGACAAATTCATCATTGCGGTAAAACCAGTAACCCGGCGCGGTAATCCGTCGGTTAGCGGTAATATCCGGAACTTCGATAACGCTGGCATTGCGTGGCTCGATGCCTGTCACATCCTTACCGACCCACACCACGCGACCATCTCCGGTGTAAGCTATTTTTATTGTGTCGCTGGCGAAATTCTTCAGCTCTTCATACCAGTTTTTTCCGTCTTCTGAAAAAAGCCAGGTAACATCATATTTTTTTGTCATCTGGTATTGTTCTGCGGTTTTCGGATTACCCGCAGTAATATTTTTTAAATGCAACATTGTTAAACGCTCGCCACGTTATACCAGGTACCATTAATCAGTTTTTGCAGCGGTCGGTAATACACACCGTCAACGTTATCCGCTGAGTTACGGTGGGTATCCGATATCTTTACCCCTGATAGCCCGTGTCCCGAAGGTGCGCGAAATGTCCACGAAACGGTGTTACTGCCGGGGCCGTAATACATTTCATGGCCATATCGCACATCCTGTACCCCCTCAGTTCGATGTTTATAGCGGGCATCGAAGTTTCCGTAATTTAACGGAATTACCTGTCCGTTTACGGCGAACGTGATGCTGTTATCTGTATTCCTCTGGCTGAAAAAATGCCAGCCTGAATCATCACCAAGCTCTGCAACAACAGGCCTGGATGGATTACCCCACAAACAAAACGCTGCATTTTTCGTGGAGTTGTTGGCGCTGGATAACGTGAATTTTCTGGCAGTTCCGGCCTGAATATTCTTAAAAGCAATAGCCACGCCATTCTGAAAACGAAATACATGCTGTCCATTCGCATAAACATCCAGCAGACCATCGCCATTTTGTTTAAACCCGGTATCGTTATCTCCTAAAACGATTGAACTTCCACCTAACGCATTCGTCGTACCAATGCCAAGGCAACCATTAATGACGGCATTAACCAGAATATTTAGTGTATCCCATTTGAGATTCATCAGGTCTTTAACCCGGCCGCCAGCGAGGCGGTGTCTCCATTTGAAATATTCATTACCGTTATCCGCCGTTTCAAACCACATGTAGGAATCGGTGTCTGCATCCGAATCATTTTTAAATCCAATCTTCGCCCAGTCAGTATTCCGAATCCAGGCAAGGATTGAGTCGTTTTCAAAAGTAAGTCCACCGGACAAGGTATCGCCTGTCTTTTGGACAGCGTTATCAGCCTTGTTTACCGTTTCCTGTAAACCGAGGTATTCGATAACGGCGGCAACGGTCGATTTCGCAAGAATATCCCGCCCGACTTTTGTCAGGGTTGCCAGGCTGGCGACATCATTCCCCGTAAAATACGGAAACCTGTCTGCCGCAGTAGCAAGCCCCGCCAGCGCCGTCAGAGTGGCATCTTTCGGTTGCTTACCCGCAAGCGCGTTAGTCATGGTGGTCGCAAAATTCGGGTCGTTGCCCAGCGCCGCCGCCAGTTCATTCAGCGTGTTCAGTGCATCAGGCGACGAGTCCACGAGGGCAGCAATCGCGGCCATAACATAAGCCGTACTGGCGATCTGAGTATTATTAGTCCCCTTTGGCGCAGTGGGTGTGGTTGGCGTTCCGGTCAGAGCCGGACTGTTCAGGGGCGCTTTCTTGTTTGTTTCATCCATTACCACCTTAACCGCTTTCGCTGTCGCGGCCAGTGACTCGGATGCACTGTTGGTCGCACTGCTGAGCTGCACTATCCCCTTTTTCGTCGTGCTCGCATCTTCCAGAGATACGACATCAGCAATATCCTCTGCCCGTTTTGCTGCTGTCTCAGCGCGCATTGCCGCGGATTCTGCCGCGCTTTTGCTCTGCGCTGCCGCCGTCGCACTGCCTGCAGACTCTGTCGCCTTAGAGGATGCCGTCGTGGCACTGCCCTTCGCTGCTGACGCCTGTTTAGTCGCCTCATCTTTTGAAGCAGACGCAGATGATGCCGATGACGCTGCCGAACCGGCTGACGTGCTGGCTGCGCGTGCTGAGCCTGCAGCATCAGTCGCATTGGTTGCCGCCTCACTGGCAGATGTGCCGGCATCCCTGGCTGACTTCTTCGCGGCTGCCGTATTCTGTGCCACCGCGGACGCGTTACGCGCCACCTCTTCCACCATCAGTTCAAAACGTCGCAGTGCCTCCGGACAGACATCATCCTCCGTCATGGCACCGAGAAAATCATTCAGCGTACCTGGTCTGGAACCTTCACAGACGGTAATGGTTCCGGCGTGTGAAGGCGGAAAACCTTCAACCAGCAGGGTGACGCTGTACTGGCCATACTCAACATCCATGCTGTAACGCCCGGCTTCATCCGGATTTTCAGAGGCCACCGTGTTCACCACCACCGTGGTACTGTTACGTTTTGCTTTCAGCTGGATTGTGCAATTCTGTACCGGTTTTCCTGTGCCGTCTTTCAGTACACCTGAAATCTTTACTGCCATATTCACCCCACAAAAAAGCCCGCCTGAACCGGCGGGCTGTCATAACACTGTGTTACCTGGCTAATCAGAACTTATAACCGACACCCACGATGAAACCGTCAGTGCGCCAGTCACCACTGCCGGAGCCTTCATAAGCAATATCAATGGCCACGGATTCGGTCGGGTTAAACTGCACGCCAGCCCCCCACGCCAGAGACGTGTTGCTGTGGCGACCGTCATCACTTCCGGTCAGCACATCGTGCGTTTTCCCCTTGTTGTCAGTTACGCGGATATAATCTCCGGAGAAAGTCGAAACACGGCTGTAAGCCATACCCGCCATCGCATACGCGCTGAACCATTCATTCACGCGCACAGACGGCCCCGCCATCACGCTGAACCAGCGGTTACGCACGGAATCTTCATGCCAGCGGGTATCGCTGTAACGGGTAAGCTGGCGATTCTTGTCTCCTGCATAGCTGAATGACGTCACCAGCCCCAGTGTGTCCGTAAACTCATAACGGTATTTCACGTTAATCCCGTTCAGATCATCACTGCCGGGAACGTTCGTCGAGGCATGAAGATACCCCGCGCTCAGCGTGGCCTGCTGCTCAGACGCCCATGCAGGCGCACCGGATACGGCCAGACAGATGGCTGCGGACAAAATGGCTGCACAAACTTTACGCATAATTACCTCTCGCTTTTCTGCAATAAAAAAGGCGCCATTTCTGGCGCCCGTATATGGGTTATAAATATTTCAACGAATACTGATACCGGAAGCCGCTTTTTTGGTCACAATCACCGTACAATCGGTGATATTCCCTGCCCCCTGATTGCCTTTCTGGAAAATCTTAAACTCCAGAGTGACGCTTCCCCTGCCACTCGGCATATCAATAACCGCACTGTAACTACCGGGAATGGCCCCTTTAGTTTCTCTGGATGCGATTAATACGCCGTTTTTGCGAACTTCAAAACCATAACCCGTGTATCGCGTGCCTCCGGGGTTATTTCCGCTCCCCGGATTGTCATACGCTATACCGTTAAAGATAATGGGCGGAATAATGATTTGACGGTCAAAGTTATGATCATCGCTGATGGTGACTGTAACCGTCCCGTCTGGTGTTTCCGTGTTACCCCACGTACCAGCCTTTTTCGGGAATGATTTGGATACTGTTTTAACAAAATCACCTCTGACCTGATTCGCCTCCAGCATGCCCTTAATCGTACAGTTTTCATTTATCGTGACGTTGTTGAGCGTCCCGGAGTTCGCATTCACACTGCCACTGATATCCGCATTTTTAGCGGTCAGCTTTCCGTCCGGTGTCAGGGAAAATACCGGTGGATTTCCACCACTGGTAATGGTGGGGGCCGTCAGGCGTTTGAGGCACACGTCGTTCATGAATATCTGGTTACCCTGCGCCACAAACATCGGCGTTTCATTCCCGTTTGCCGGGTCAATAAACGCGATACGGTTAGCGGCAACCAGAAACTGGCTCAGTTTGCCTTCCTCCGTGTCCTCCATGCTGAGGCCAATACCCGCGACATAATGTTTGCCGTCTTTGGTCTGCTCAATTTTGACGCCCCACATGGCATTCCACTTATCACTGGCGTCCTTCCACTCTTTCGAAAACTCCTCCAGTCTGCTGTAATGCCAGTCAGTTAAGCAACTGACTGGCTCTTTTTCGGGGCTGTGGGGTATTTCCAGGGCCTCTCCTTTACCACTCTCGGGAAGGCCCTTTCCCTTCTCGTCGGTAATTTCACAAGTTGTCCCATACTTGCAAGATCGCGCATCAGCTCCGGTATACGTCCCGGTGAAACGCCCTGCAATGTCATCAGCATTCTCATCACCATTCCGCATGATTCTGAGAAACTCAGTTGATTCGGCCAGTAACCTTTCAGATGTTCCGCCATTTTAATCATCTGATATCTCACCAGATTATAAGCCAGTAAGACACCCCACAGCTCTTGCTCCACAAGCTCCGGCTTTTTACTTCTCAGCGTCAGCCTGCTCAGTTGCATCGTCTGTTTTATCTCCCTGTATCCCAGTTCGATTTCCCAGCGATGACTGTACAGATCCGCCATTTCTCCTCCGGGGAAGCGCATGGCGTCCGTCATCGACGTCAGCAGATGGCAGACTTTTCCTTTGCGCGTCACGGTCAGCAGGCGGGCTGTCACTTCATTTCCCAGTCCCGGCCACTTTTTTCGTGCCTGCGGGCTGGTTTTCAGCTTCACCAGATGATCGCCTTTACCCAGTTTTCTGAGCTCTTCATATTGCGCTCCCTTTCTGAGAGGTATCATCCAGTGGCGGTGTTCTCCCGCCAGGCTCCAGGCATTTAACAGTCCCAGTGAGTAATAACCTTTATCCATTAACGTCAGAGTGTTATCGCCGGTTTGTTCTATAAGTTGCTCAGCAAGCTCATTTTCGCTGTTCTTCATCGTGCCGAAGGCTGCAGCCGTCAGCAGATGGCTGGTCAGTTCCATCTGGCAGACCATTTTGACCTGCGGGTAGAGCGCCGGGTTCCCGGCATGTGTCTGGCGGGGGAAGGCTGCATCGTTCTCTGGTGTATCCGGTGTGCGCCAGAACACACCATCGATGGCCAGCAGGGTCAGGCCGCACCAGTGCGGATGCGGCGTGGCGTTATGCCAGAGCTGCGCTGTTTTCGTGAACACGCGGCGGACAGCCTCACTTCCCAGGCGCTGGCGGGCCTGAATAACGGCACTGGGGGCAACGAAGGGGCGATTGCCCGGCAGCATGATGTCCAGGCGATTCACAATCTGGTGAAGAGGTTCTTTACGCTCAAGCGCCATGCCAACAATACACCAGACCATCATTTCGAGGGGAAGACGGCGCTTGCGTAGCGTTACAGTACCTGATTCGGCAAGGCAACGAGAGATGAGTTCGGGGTCGAGGTAATCCCCCAGAGAAGTCAGTGGGTTACGCAGAGAATCGTAACGGGATACCAGATCAAGAGCCTGTCCAATGTGCATAAAAAAATCCGGAAACAAGTGAGCGTTTCCGGATTCTTACACAGCCACTGGATCGGTCAACTGATCCTTAACTGATCGGCATTACTCCAGTCTGCTGGCGTTATCTTCCGTCCGCTCGACTTTTTCCAGCAGTTCCTTGCCGAGATGCGTTTTATTGATCAACCCTTTATAAAAATTCAGATAACCTTCCGCATCATCGCTCGCCCGACCGATGGCCTCCACAAATGCCAATTTGCCAACGGTGTTCACACTGCGAACGTAAAAATAATAATCATGGCCCGGCCTGATATTGATACTGGCGGCTATCCAGTACAGCGCCGTGCCAAGATAGCGGGCTGTGGTTTCAACCTGCCTGATATCCGCAATCCGCTTTTCCGAGAACCAGAACTCAAACTGTACCGTCGGATCATAAACGGCAAGATGCGGCGTGGCGGTTATCTGAAAATACCCCGGCGTCAGCTCAATCCGCGACGGTGCTGCCGGTGCGGCAATCCGGAACGATACCGATGCCGGATCGCCCTGCTGTCCCCACGCATTTACCGCCCGGACCGTCAGCGTGTAACGCCCCAGCGCCAGTTGCCTGAAGCGGTATGTGGTTTCCGTCGTCCGGGCCGTGCTGACCAGCCGCTCACTGCCGTCATCCGCTGCCACGGTCAGGCGAAGCATAAAGCTCCCGTTACTTTATTCGTACCCCTTATAATGGGGTGTTAGCCAGCCAGACCCGGCATGATTACTGCCCCCAGTCGTCCATGATCCGGGGGTGATGTCACCGGGTCTGGTGGGGCGCTGGTAACCGCTAATAGGGGTCAGGTCAGGCACTTTTGCCGGGACCGTCTGTAACGTGGATGCCGGTACCTGCTCCCCGTGGTTATCTGGTTAACCCATATACAAGGGAGACAGAATGACCGAATCCAGCGATTACGAATCCGTCCAGGTCTTTATCGGCGTTGATGTCGGTAAAGATACGCATCACGCTGTTGCCATTAATCGTTCAGGTAAACGCCTGTTCGATAAAGCATTACCCAACGACGAAAACAAACTCAGGTCGCTAATATCTGACCTGAAACAACATGGTCAGATACTGCTGGTTGTTGATCAGCCAGCTACCATCGGTGCGTTACCTGTCGCCGTTGCCCGCTCAGAAGGAGTCCTTGTCGGATACCTCCCTGGACTGGCCATGCGCCGCATAGCCGACTTACACGCCGGTGAAGCTAAAACTGATGCTCGTGACGCTGCCATCATTGCCGAAGCTGCCCGTACCCTGCCTCACGCGCTACGCACGCTGAAACTGGCTGACGAGCAAATCGCCGAACTCTCCATGCTCTGCGGCTTCGATGATGATCTTGCCGCACAGACAACGCAGGCCAGCAACCGTATCCGCGGCCTTCTGACCCAGATACATCCGGCACTGGAGCGCGTTCTCGGTCCGAGACTTGAGCACCCGGCGGTACTCGATCTTCTCCAGCGATATCCCTCACCAGAAAAACTCGCTTCGCTGGGTGAGAAGAAGCTGGCAGCCCAGCTCTGCAAACTTGCGCCTCGTCTGGGTAAACGCCTTGCAGCAGACATAGCTCAGGCACTGGCCGAACAAACCGTCGTCGTTCCCGGCACGAATGCCGCTGCCGTAGTACTGCCACGTCTGGCACTCCAGCTCATCACGCTGCGTAAGCAAAGAGACGAGGTGGCGCTTGAGGTAGAACAGCGAGTTCTTGCTCACCCTCTTTACCCGGTCCTGACCAGTATGCCCGGAGTCGGTGTCAGGACCGCAGCCAGACTCCTCACCGAGGTCGCCTGCCGCGCCTTCGCCTCTGCCGCACATCTCGCTGCTTATGCTGGCCTTGCGCCGGTAACTCGGCGATCCGGCTCGTCAATACGCGGTGAGCATCCCTCGCGACGGGGTAATAAAGCTCTCAAACGGGCGTTGTTCCTGTCGGCCTTCGCCGCGCTCAGGGATCCGCTCTCCAGGGCTTACTACACCCGCAAAATGAGTCAGGGAAAACGACACAATCAGGCGCTTATCGCCCTGGCGAGACGACGCTGCGACGTTCTGTTCGCCATGATGCGCGACGGGACTTTTTATACCCCGCAGGGGTCATAACATGCTTGACAACTTAATAGGGGCACGTTACGATTCTCTGCGTAACCCACTGACTTCTCTGGGGGATTACCTCGACCCCGAACTCATCTCTCGTTGCCTTGCCGAATCAGGTACTGTAACGCTACGCAAGCGCCGTCTTCCCCTCGAAATGATGGTCTGGTGTATTGTTGGCATGGCGCTTGAGCGTAAAGAACCTCTTCACCAGATTGTGAATCGCCTGGACATCATGCTGCCGGGCAATCGCCCCTTCGTTGCCCCCAGTGCCGTTATTCAGGCCCGCCAGCGCCTGGGAAGTGAGGCTGTCCGCCGCGTGTTCACGAAAACAGCGCAGCTCTGGCATAACGCCACGCCGCATCCGCACTGGTGCGGCCTGACCCTGCTGGCCATCGATGGTGTGTTCTGGCGCACACCGGATACACCAGAGAACGATGCAGCCTTCCCCCGCCAGACACATGCCGGGAACCCGGCGCTCTACCCGCAGGTCAAAATGGTCTGCCAGATGGAACTGACCAGCCATCTGCTGACGGCTGCAGCCTTCGGCACGATGAAGAACAGCGAAAATGAGCTTGCTGAGCAACTTATAGAACAAACCGGCGATAACACTCTGACGTTAATGGATAAAGGTTATTACTCACTGGGACTGTTAAATGCCTGGAGCCTGGCGGGAGAACACCGCCACTGGATGATACCTCTCAGAAAGGGAGCGCAATATGAAGAGCTCAGAAAACTGGGTAAAGGCGATCATCTGGTGAAGCTGAAAACCAGCCCGCAGGCACGAAAAAAGTGGCCGGGACTGGGAAATGAAGTGACAGCCCGCCTGCTGACCGTGACGCGCAAAGGAAAAGTCTGCCATCTGCTGACGTCGATGACGGACGCCATGCGCTTCCCCGGAGGAGAAATGGCGGATCTGTACAGTCATCGCTGGGAAATCGAACTGGGATACAGGGAGATAAAACAGACGATGCAACTGAGCAAGCTGACGCTGAGAAGTAAAAAGCCGGAGCTTGTGGAGCAAGTGAGGTGTACTGGCAATAGCGGACACTACCATTTGTTCTTTTTTTAAGCAGCCATCTGATGATATTTTTCCCTGAAGGCTGCCGGGGAGATATTCCCCAGACGAGAGTGACGACGCTGACGATTGTAGAAAATCTCAATGTATTCCCGTATTACTGAGATGGCTTCATCCCGGTTATTAAAACGATAGTGGCTCAGGCTCTCATTTTTCAGCGTTCCCCAGAAGCTTTCCATCGGAGCGTTGTCGTAACAGTTACCTTTACGCGACATTGATGTTTTCAGACCAGACTGCTCCTGTATGACCCGGTAATCGTATGCGCAGTACTGTGAACCTCGATCAGAGTGGTGGATTAGCCCGGCAGGTGGGCGCTGGCTCCTGAGCGCCATAAACAGGGCTTTACCTGTCAGCTCTTTTGTCATGCGCTCTCCCATGGCGTAGCCGACAATTTCGCACGTATAAACATCTTTGATGCCAGCGAGGTACAACCATCCCTCCTGTGTGGCAACATACGTCAGGTCCGCCACCCAGACCTGATTTGGTGCTGTAGGAGCGAACGTCTGGTTCAACAGATTTGGCGCAACTGGCAGATTGTGGTTCGGGTTCGTAGTCGCTCTGAACTTGCGTTTCTGCTTACAGCGTAGCCTTAGCTCCTTACGAAGACGTGCCAGTCGGTCACGACCAACGATGATGCCATTCTCTGCCAGCTCCGTCTGGAGCCGCCGGGTTCCATATGTTTCGCGAGTGCGGATATGTGCCACCTTAATCTCCAGTTTTAGCCGCTCATCACTTTGTTTTCTGTCTGAGGGTTCATGCTGTACCCAGTTGTAATAACCGCTCCTGGATACACCAAATACCTGACACATCGCTTCAATGGGAAATTGTTGTCGCCATTGTTCGATTAACGCGTATTTTTCAGCGACTCCTGTGCAAAATACGCTGTTGTAGATTCAATCTGTCAATGCAACACCCCTTTCAATTATCTCTTTCGGTGTTTTGAACTTCAGTGTCTTTCTCGGTCTGTTGTTTAGCTGAGCAGCAACCAGATCTAGTTCATGTTGAGTATATTGGGCAAGACATGTCTTTTTAGGAAAGTACTGCCGAATTAGCCCATTTGTGTTCTCATTTGTTCCCCGCTGCCAAGGACTCTGAGGATCGCAGAAGTAAACTTTAACGCCGGTGCTGACAGTAAATTCTAGATGTCTGGCCAGTTCCATTCCTCTGTCCCATGTCAGTGATTTTCTGAGTTCTGACGGTAAACTCAGGAATTTGTCGGTAAGAGCCTGATTTACTGAGACAGAATCTTTGCCCCTGAGTCTAAGGATGATCGTATAACGTGATTTTCGGTCTACAAGTGTGGCTATATGAGAGTTTTTTGTACCTGAGACTAAATCGCCCTCCCAATGCCCCAGAGAGCGTCTGTTATCGATATTTCGGGAACGTTCGTGAATTGGTGTTCCGTTCACTATGTTAATCGTACCTCTTTCGCCTTTGCGGGTATGACGCCTGCCATGGCGAAGGCTATGCGACCGTCGCAGATGCTGTATATTCAGGTGGTGTAGCGCTTCACGGCTACGAAAGTACAGCGTTTTATAAATTGTCTCAGGTGATATTCGCAGCGTTTTTTGACGTGGTTTTGTTCGCCTTAACCATCCTGATATTTGCTCTGGAGACCATTTCATCTCCAGCTTTTCCAGAAGAACCACGGCAGCCTGACGGCTGCAAATTGAAAACCGCCCCTGTTCGTCCTGTTGTTGCCGCACGCTCCGCAGAATATGTATGCTCTGAGGACCTGTTTTATTAAGGACTCATCCTCTTATGTTGACCCGCAAAAGTATAGATACCGTTCTGCTCTCTGTTGGTGCTGAGAAGCTCTCACAACGTGAATGGGACTGGATGAAGATGCTCAAACCCATGGACCCACCACCTGCGATGGTCGCGGCCTCCATCCTGGAGCGCCGTGGCGACACAGCAGCCCTTACCCGGCTACAGGATACCGGGGGTTAATCCGTCCTCATGTTGTCCGCTTTTACTCCCCGCCCGCTGAAACGTCTGTTCACGGCCAACCAGTGCTGGACATCCTTCCTGGATGCGGGCGGTCTGCGCGATATCGAGGTTGAGGCTGTCACAAAAATGCTGGCCTGCGGCACGCGGATACTGGGCGTGAAGGAATACAACTGCGATAAACCTGAGTGCCCCCACGTCAGATACGTCACTAACTCATGCGGCAGCCGTGCCTGCCCGTCCTGCGGAAAAAAGGCCACAGACCTGTGGATAGCGACACAGCTGAATCGTCTTCCTGACTGCGACTGGGTACACCTGGTCTTCACCCTGCCGGACACGCTGTGGCCGGTGTTCGAAAGCAACCGGTGGCTGCTGAATGACGTGTGCCGTCTGGCGGTGGAGAATCTGCTGTATGCCGCCCGGAAACGGGGGCAGGAACCCGGTATCTTCTGCGCCATCCACACGTATGGCCGTCGTCTCAACTGGCATCCGCATGTACATGTGTCTGTAACCTGTGGAGGTCTGAATAAGCATGGTCAGTGGAAAAAGCTGAGCTTCCTGAAAGACGCGATGCGTTCACGGTGGATGTGGAATATGCGGCAGCTGCTTCTGAAAGCGTGGTCAGAGGGGCTGGCGATGCCGGAGTCGTTGTCACATATCACGACGGAATCACAGTGGAGAAGCCTGGTGCTGAAAGCCGGAGGAAAATACTGGCATGTGTACATGTCGAAAAAAACGGCCGGCGGGAGGAATACGGCGCGCTACCTGGGTCGTTATCTGAAGAAGCCGCCGATAGCGGCCTCCCGGCTGGCACATTACAACGGAGGGGCGAGCCTGAGCTTCCGTTACCTGGACCACAAAACGGGAGAAACGGCGACGGAAACGCTGACACAGCGTGAGCTGGTCGCGAGGCTGAAACAGCACATCCCGGAGAAGTTTTTTAAGATGGTGAGGTACTTCGGGTTCCTTGCCAACCGGGTGTGTGGAGAGAAGCTGCCGCAGGTGTACCGTGCTCTGGGGATGGATAAACCGGCACCGGTGGCGAAGGTGTGCTATGCACAAATGGTGAAGCAGTTCCTGAGTCGTGACCCGTTTGAATGCGTGCTGTGTGGCGGCCGGATGGTATACCGCCGGGCCATCGCGGGACTGAATGTGGAGGGGCTGAAGAAAAACGCGCGGGATATCAGTCTGCTGAGGTATATGCCGGCCTGACACAGGCTAAGTGTGCCCGGGAATCGGTGCAAGTATAAAAAACAGCCTGTTACTGTATAAAAACCGACCATGCAGAGAGAGAAAACACAGGAGTGACAGGGAAAATGGAGAGGTGCACGTGGCATAAGGCGCGGACAGGGGTATCGCTTAGTTTTTCAATTTCCTATACGTCAAGCTTTCGCAATGGTAAATTTTGATCCAGTAAGCACGGTTTTGGCCTTTTCGCCATTCTGTTGGCTCGGTTATTAGCATCAACAGCTTTGTAATAGCGTCTGCCCCGATTACGCTGAACTTCACGTGAGATCGTCGAAGGACTGCGATTCAGCGCAGTAGCTATCGCACGAATGCTCATTTTGGCTGACAAACCAGCTCGTATCTCCTCGCGCTCAGACAGTGTCAGGTGAGCTACAGCCCGCTTACGCTCATGGGGTTTTATGCCGCCAGTATCCCTTAACATAGTGAAGATCGTTCCGGGTTTTGAACCCAGGATATTCGCTATTTCACTGAAGCCTGTTCCGTTCTTCCATAGTTCAAAAACAGAGGCTTTTTCCTCTGCTGTAAATGTTCGTCTCATTCAAAAAACCTCCGCAACCCCATGTTTTCACATAACTGTTGCGTTGACCAATTGAATCTACAGTAGCCTTTTTTAATATTTCATTCTCCATTTCAATGCGTTGTAGCTTTTTCCTCAGCTTACGTATTTCGATTTGTTCTGGTGTTATCGGAGAGGCTTTTGGTGTTTTGCCCTGACGCTCATCACGCAGTTGTTTGACCCATCTTGTCATTGTGGAAAGGCCAACATCCATAGCTTTGGCGGCATCTGCCACCGTGTATTTCTGGTCAACAACCAGTTGAGCGGATTCGCGTTTAAACTCTGCGCTAAAATTTCTTTTTTTCATTGGAGCACCTGTGTTGTTCTGAGGTGAGCATATCACCTCTGTTCAGGTGGCCAAATTCAGTGTGCCACTTCATAAACATCATCGGTGGGGTTAAAGGCATCAGGGACTTAATCGATGGTTATGCTCTGAAGGCTATCAAAGAAAATTACCCCCAATGGGAAGCCGTTGGTATTCAGCTGTTAAGCAAATGCGTTCGTGGAAACGAGCTGACGCAAAGCGGCAAAGAAATCTGGCAGAGCATGGTTAACGACATGAGCGATACCGTTATGGGGAACATGTAAATGAAAATCCAATACCAGGACTATGGCGCCGTAGCGAACATCGTGATCACCAGTTCCCGCCTGACATTGCAAAAGCATAACCGCGTTGTTGATGCGGTACTGTTTAATGTACAGGGGATCTATGAAAACCGCAGCGGCTTTTTCTGGGTTAAGTCATCGTTGTCAGGAAAAACACTCGACATCCTGCGCGCCTACAAAATCGTACAGCGGGAGGCAAAGCGATGAAGTCATTCCTCCTGTCCATGCTGTTTGGTCTGCTGCTGGCGTCCGTCGTTTTCGGTGCGCTGATTGAATATAAATTTTTAATGAATTACTGAGGTGCGGGATGAGCAAGATCAAAAACCCAGTTGTACTTATCCATAAACGAGAAAATAGTGACTCCTACGCCGTTGCAATCACCTGCGGTAGCTTGGACTATCACGACGCCGTTCTGATGGCGACGATGGAACCGGATATGAGTGGCGATGATGTAGATACCTGGAGCAAAACCGGTTACTACATGGCTCAAGAAATCGAGCGACTGAAACATGCACTGTCCGCTGCGGAAAATAATCTGATTGATTCCGAATGCCTCGTCGCTGAATTAAGCAAAGCAAAGGATCATGCATTTGGGCTGGTCGACACATACGACCGGCAACGTCAGCGTCTCCACGCAGCCGCTGAGAAAGTCATCAAATGGTGCAGACAAGAAGCTGAACACCGTACCGGCGATCCAGAGAAAGCAGAAAACTATGCGTGCGTTAAAGAACTACGCGTCGCATTAACTTTTTGCAAAAGTTCTGGAGACATCAGGAAGAAAGGTCTGACCATCACCCTGCCCGATATCACATCAAAGGCATTCTGGAGCGGTACTGGAAAAAGCGCAAAATTCCATCCGGAAACCTATAAACGCTGGGTGAAAGAAGCTATCAAACGGGATTGTGTTATTGCCGGGATCGGCGTGGAGGTGAAATGATGAATTGGCCTGAAGCATTCACCGCAGTAGGAGTTGCAATAGCGGTGGCATTTATTCTGTATTCACTTTTCCGCTGGGGATAAAGGAATGTTCGCTCTGATTCAAAGTGGTCAGATATACACCGATAGTGCTGGCTACCCGATAAAAATTATTCGCTGCATAAACAACTCTGTGTTGTACAGAAGAATGGATGGGCGAACACAGTCGGTAAAAATAAACGATTTTAATGAACTGTTTGAACGGATCGATCACCAGGAATACCGACAAATTCTGGTAGAAACAGAGCAGGAAGCTCATTTGAAAAAATTACGAGCCATGAAAAGGAAGTAGCGAATGAATAAAGCGTTTGAGCTATGGGTACGCCAGCGTTACGGCAATCGTTATGACCTGACGCGAGATGTTGACGGTTTCTACTGCCGTGAAGTTGTGAAACGAATGTTTGAGGTGTGGTGCCACTGCCGTGGGCTGAAAGTTTTATGAGGTTGACATGCAGACAATCATCTATCAAATAACACCAAGTAAATGGTGTACAGAAAGCACCCTCATTGCTTCGACAGGGCTAAAACCAGGCACCATTGAGCGAGCCAGGAAAAAATCATGGCTACAGGGGAAAGAATATCGACATTACGCTGTCGATGGAATTCCGAAGAGCAACAGTGAATGCGTATACAACATAGAGGAAATTATGCGCTGGATCGAAAATCAGAAACAACCAGGTGTTAAAAATGCAAGTTCTGGTTAACCTGTTAATGCTCCTGGACGTCTGGGAGGTTTAATGAGTAATACATCATACCCAACAGGCGTTGAAAATCATGGCGGATCACTCCGCATATGGTTTCACTATAACGGCAAACGTGTCAGAGAAAACCTCGGTGTTCCTGACACCGCCAAAAACCGGAAAATCGCAGGTGACCTCCGCACTTCCGTTTGTTTTGCAATCAGAATGGGGAGTTTCGACTATGCAGCACAGTTCCCTGAGTCCCCTAACCTGAAACACTTTGGTCTGGGGAAAAGAGAGATAACTATTAAAGCACTTTCGGAAAGATGGCTTGAACTGAAGAAAATAGAGATTTGTGCAAATGCACTTAACCGTTACCAGTCAGTAATTAAAAACATGTTGCCAATGTTAGGTGAAAAAAGACTGGTTTCATCTGTAACAAAAGAGGATTTGCTTTTCGTAAGGAGAGATCTGTTGACCGGTTATCAAAAGCTTTCTAACGGAAAAATTTCTTCCATAAAAGGACGCTCAGTGGTCACAGTAAACTACTATATGACAACCATAGCTGGAATGTTTCAATTTGCAACAGATAATGGTTATACATCAGGAAATCCATTTAACGGTCTGACACCATTAAAAAAGTCCAAGATAGAACCAGATCCCCTCACCCGTGACGAATTTATTCGTTTTATTGAGGCTTGCCGTCATCAACAAACAAAAAACCTGTGGATTATCGCTGTATACACGGGTATTCGTCACGGGGAGCTGGTATCACTGGCCTGGGAAGATATAGACCTTAAAGCGAGGACTATAACCATCCGCCGGAATTATACAAAACTAGGCGAATTCACTCCACCAAAAACTGATGCTGGTACCGGAAGAACGATTCATCTAGTTCAACCAGCTATTGATGCTCTTAAAAGCCAAGCGGAAATGACCATGCTTGGAAAACAGCATTCTGTAGAGGTAAAGCAGAGGGAATATGGGAGAAGTACTGTGCATAAATGCACTTTTGTTTTTAGTCCTCAGGTAATAAAACAGCGGCAGTTTTCCGGACCGCACTATAAGGTTGACTCCATCAGGGAGTCATGGACAAGTATCTTAAAACGCGCAGGTCTGAAACACAGAAAATCGTATCAATCCAGGCATACCTATGCATGCTGGTCACTTGCCGCAGGAGCTAATCCTAGTTTTATCGCAAGCCAGATGGGCCACACAAACGCACAAATGGTATTCAATGTTTACGGAGCATGGATGAAAGACAACAATCACGAACAGATAGAACTTCTTAACAGAAGACTATCTGAAAGTGTCCCATGCATGCCCCATAAGAAAGCGGGGTAA